ATTCCGCCAAGCCGAAGCTGCTACGAGCGGCGCAACTTACAACATCAATGTTTCGGGTGCATTTGATAAAGAAGGCACAGCACGAGAGATTTACAACATCATCAATGATTCGTTTTATCGCGGCACGGGTGGTGCTGCCAATTTGGTTGCTGTATGAGCATTTTCAATCCCGTTTGGCGCGTGACCATTGGCGGTGTGCAATATCAAACCGCCATTTTGGCCAATCTTACGATCACCACCGGTCGCACAAACATTTATGAGCAAGCACAAGCCGGATACACAAATTTGGAAATTATCAACCTTGATCAATCAAATGTGCCAATTCAAATCAATGATGCGATTACCATTGAGTTACAAGATTCAACAGTTACATTTGTCCCAATCTTTGGCGGCTCGGTGGTTGAGGTTGGCATCTCGGTCGCTGAGGTGGGTTCGGTCGATTACGCACAACGCATCAACATCCTTGCATTGGGCGCATTGGCTCGATTGCCAAAAGCTTTAACCGATGGCTTTTTGCAAGATGATTTTGATGGCGATCAGATTTTTACAATTTTGAGTAAAGTTTTATTCAGCTCATGGGAGGAAGTACCGCAAGCCTTAACATGGGCAACATATGATCCAGCGGTTCAATGGCAAGATGCTGAAAACAGCGGATTGGGTGACATTGATCGGCCGGGAAATTACGAGCTTGAAAATCGATCATCTGATCGCATTGATGTTTATTCATTGGTTTCAGCTTTAGCAACATCAGGATTGGGCTACATTTACGAGGATGCACAAGGCCGCATTGGGTATGCAGACAGCACGCACCGCACCAATTATTTGGCGGCCAATGGTTATGTTGAGCTCACAGCCAACCATGCTTTGGCATCGGGTTTGAGCATCCAATCTCGCACGGGCGATGTGCGTAATAACATCACACTTAAGTATGGACAGAATTCAAATAACGAAGTTTCAGCGATCAGCACTGAATCTGTTGGCCTGTATGGTCAGCTTTCACAGATTTTCACCACCACCATCAAACACACGGCAGATGCTCAAGATCAAGCTGATTTTTATTTGGAGCTTAGAGCTTTCCCACGATTCAATTTTAACAACATCACATACGAGCTGACCAATCCAGAGCTTGACGATGCCGATCGGGATGCCTTGATCAATGTTTTTATGGGTATGCCTGTCGAAATTGCCGATTTGCCATTAAACATGAATTCCGGAGATTATTTGGGTTTTGTTGAAGGCTGGACATTTTCGGCCAGATACAATCAGATCAGCATTTCCATGATTTTGTCACCGATTTCATTTTCATTGCAAGCCATGCGGTGGAACGATGTGCCGGTGGTGGAGGCATGGAACACAGTCAATCCAACTTTGGATTGGATCAATGCCACGATTGTGGCGTAAGGAGCAAAAATGAGTAATCCAACGAGCAATTTCAATTGGCAAATGCCGACCAACACAGATTTGGTCTCCCAGCTGCCGGCTGATTTTGAGGTTTTTGGTCAAGCGGTTGATACATCGTTGGCTGATCTCAAAGGCGGCACAACCGGTCAGGTACTTAAGAAAAACAGCAACACCGACATGGATTTTGTTTGGGGTGCTGATTCTGGATTTGCCAATCCAATGACAACAACAGGTGACACGATTTATTCATCAAGTGGATCAACAGCTGCGCGATTGGGCATTGGCAGCACAGGTGATGTTTTGACTGTTTCGGGTGGAGTTCCAGCGTGGGTTGCACCCATATCACCAAATTACACCATTGCACAAATTGCAACAGGTTCAATGTCGGGAACAACAGTAACAATTTCATCATTATCAACTTATGACACTTTATATATTCGTTTAGAAAACATTTCTAACAGCACTGAAAGTCAAGACATTTTTAGAATAAATGGTTCATCATCCACTAATTATGATTATGTTTATACAGGCGGCTTAAACTATGGATCATTTAACAACAGTGCATTTACAAGAAATTCGGAAAGTGCTGGAACATCTTTCCAGATTTCTGGCGTTGATGAGAGTGCAACATCTACTGAAGGAAACGCTCACATCATTTTGACAAATTGCAAAAACTCAGGCTTTACAAAATACCAATGTCTAGCCTATGGTCAAAGAAATGACGGCGGTACAAACCGCGTATTCACCAGCAGCGTTAGCGGCATTTTCAAATCGGCCGCTGCCGTTTCATCAATTTCGATTACTCAGGCATCTGGTGCAGGTTCATTTGATGCCGGTACTTATACAGTTTGGGGTGCATGATGTTTGAATTGATCCATGATGTTGAAACAGGAGAAGTTATCACCCGTGAATTTTCCGCGGCTGAAATTAAAGAAGCAGAAAAAAAGCAAGCCGAAACGGACGCAAAATTGGCAACCGAACGTGCGGAAATTGCCAGACTAGAAGCGATCCGCAACGATGTTTTTCTTAAATTAGGTTTAACTAGCGAAGAGATTTCGGCATTGTTTCCATGACATTTCCTCAAGGCACATTGCCGCGTTTGATTCAGGTTGCACTCGCTGAGGTGGGAACGGCTGAAACGGGCAACAATGAAACAAAATATGGCAAGCACATGAAAGCTGACAAGCTTCCATGGTGTGGGTCATTTCTTAATTGGTGTGCAGATCAGGCCGGTGTGAAGGTGCCAAATGTTGTCAGCACACGAGCTGGAGCTGAGGCATTTAAGAAAGCCAAGCAATGGCATACAACACCAAAGATTGGTGATTTTGTTTTCTTTGATTTCATCGATGATGACAAAACTATCATCAATCACATTGGTTTGGTGATCCGTTGTTCAGAAAAACAGATCGTGACTATCGAAGGCAATACATCGGGCCGTGGCGATCAGCGCAATGGTGGCGAAGTCATGGTCAAATCAAGAGCTTTGGGAGCACGCTCATTTGTGATCGGTTATGGCCGGCCAGTTTATGAGCCATTTTCCGGTGAATTACCGGATCGACCAAAAGGAGAAAAATAATGGAGCAAGCAAAAGCAATTGCAGCATCATGGGCGCGGTCATACATTGCCGCAGCTTTGGCCGTGTACATGGCTGGAGGAGACATTAAGGCAATGGCAATGGGTGGCGTTGCAGCTATCGTGCCTGTCATTTTGCGCTGGCTCAATCCAGCTGACACAGCTTTCGGATCAACGGGGAAATGATCCCGAAACTACGCGCGGCAGGTTTAGCTTTGATCCTTTCGCTAAGCCTTGCCGGGTGTGGTTATGACGGGTGGGTCAGATACCCATGCCAGCTGCACGAAAATTGGGAAAACAAAGAGTGCAAAAAACCACAATGTAAGGTGACTGGAACCTGTACGGAGGATTTAATAGGCGATGGCTTCGAAAAGTAAAGAGCGATTAAGCCAAGAGGACATCAAAGCTCGCTTGATGTTTTTAATTGGCTCGGTGCTGGCCATTGTGTTTCTCATTGTCACATTAGGCATCACCTACGCATTGATCTTTGTGACACAGCCAATTGGGGCACAAGCTCCCAATGATGCAGCTTTTATTGATTTGCTCAAGACTTTGGCCATTTTTCTCACCGGCTCATTGGGTGGCGTTTTAGCATCCAACGGCCTTAAAGATAAGTCAAAGTCAGAATACGAAAAAACCATTGAAAGGCGTTTGTCCGGTAGCGACACGCCATGATTTGAGCGTGATTGTTGAATTTGTCTGCTTAGCCTGTCACTCTTTATTTGGGAGCGAAGCACAGTAGTTCCCGAATCGGGAGCAATACAATGAACGAATTATCAATTGTGATCTTTATGATCATTGCTGGAGCCTTTTGGGCTGTCATGAGCTACGCGGTCGGATTTAAGGAAGGCCAGCGACAAGGCTACACACGCGGCCGGGCGGTCGCACGCCATGCTGTTTCAGCTGATCGTAAGGTGGCCAAATAATGTCATTTATGGACAATTACGAAGGCAACAAAGAGCGCACAGACCGCTGGATTGCCACATTTCCGCAAGGCAGGTTGGAATCGCACATTGTTGAGTTCGATTTTGCAAAAGGCTATGTGCTCGTGCAAGCAAAAGCATGGCGAAATCAAGAGGAAACAGAACCAGCCGGCATTGATTATGCACATGGCTTTCTAACAGCTTACAGCTCAAAAATGGCTCGCTGGATGATCGAGGATACTGTCACATCAGCTTTGATGCGCGTGATGGCCTTGGTTATGGGTGGCACGGAAAAGGCAACAAAAGAAACTATGGAAAAGGTTAATGCCGCTGATGTTTATGATCCATGGGCTACAAAATTTGGTAATGTGCCAAGCTACAAAACAGCCGATGAAGCTGAAATGTCAGGCATACCATCATTTGGATCATCACAAGAAACGCCAGCTGCGCCAGAGTGCCACCATGGGCCAATGCGTTGGAATCAAAGCAAGCCCGAAGCACCGAAATCATGGGGCGGTTACTTTTGCAGCGAGAAAACAAAAGAGCACCAATGCACGCCACGCTGGTATGTATTACGCAGCACGGGAAAATGGGAGCCACAAGTATGAGCGACTATGTAGAAATCCTCAATCCACAAACCATGACTGGGCGATTGTACTTTGAAGGCAAAGTGATTGAGGAATACAAAATCGAGCAATGCGACAAATGCTCAAAGCTCAACAAATTTGATCCATTTGGTTATCAGATCGGCTACGACAAAACGGAAAAAATCATTTGGTTTTGTGGTGATTGTCGATGATTGACCGGATTGAGGAAGTGCAATGCATGATTGCAGCGATTCAACATTGCCATGATCGATCAGCTGATCACAGCTCACGGATCGTGAGAAACCTGTCATGGTTTGAATATGTTGCACAAAACGCTGAATCAATGGTGTCTGAGTGGGTAGTGGCCAAAGCTTTGGGATATGACTACACACCGGGCATTACATGGGACAAATCCAAAGCTGATGTGGGTGAGCACATCGAGGTCAAATGGTCGAACAATCCTCACTCAAATTTGTGGATTCAGGAATCAGATCGACATGATCGTGACATTGCCGTATTGGTTACAGGTAACTCACCAAAGATGCACATCGCTGGATGGATTCCGGTGGCTGTAGCTAAAAAACCACGCTATCGAAACGCATCACAAAACAATTGGAGCGTGCCACAAATCAACTTACAACCAATCGAGACTTTGATGAGGAGCAATTATGCACATCCTTCAGTTTGATTGTTCAATTTGCAAGAAGCTTTACGGAAAGCCGAAGCAGCGCCATGGCCTTAAAAAAGGTGCTGAATTGACAGCTCATGAGTGGTTCGCCCAATGCATGGGATGTGGCACATTTGGCATCAAGCTGGTCGATGATGACAGAATTGGAGAATTGTCAGATGGCTTACTATGAATTCAAATGCTCGGTGTGCAATACGACTTATGGAATCAATCGCGACATCAATGCTGATGGTGATGTAGCTGCTCCCAATTGCAGCAAATGTGGCCTCACAATGGAGCGCATTTACAGCATCACCGGCATTACTTTCAAAGGTGTTGGATGGGGTAAAGATGCATAAGTTATCCACAGGCTTTGTCCACAGGTGTGTGAAACCTGTGGGACTCGCCCAAGATTACGCTCGGTATTTGACAGCGTTGGTACGCTCCAGACTCGCAGACGAGCCGGTGTGCCGGGTAGCTCGGGCGCGATGTATGGTGCTATTGGCCGCGCTATGTATTGTTGGCACAACACCGGCAACAGCTGCAAAAGAAGTTAAACCATCAATCAATTCATTGAAGCTTTATGCTCACTCAAGAATTATTGATTGGCAAGAGATGAAGTGCTTTGACATATTGATAACCAAGGAAAGCAATTGGCGTGTGGAGGCAATCAATCCCAATGGCAATCACTTTGGCTTAGGTCAAATGCGAAACACCAAGTATCGAAACCTTGATGGCTTTCGCATGATTGATTGGACATTGCGCTACATCGATCACAGATATCAAGGCAAGATATGCAATGGTGCATTGGCACATTGGCGAAAGCATGGGTGGCATTGATGTCAAGGAACTGGAAAGGTGGAAGCACCAGTCGTTGGCGTAAGCTAAGAGAAGCTGTATTGAAACGGGATGGATGTTGTCAGATGTGTGGCCAGACTGAAGGCCAGATGCACATTGATCATGTAATACC